ACAGGAGACAGAAACCATGAGCGAAGTAGCAGCACCAGAAGTCATCATCCCAACCGAACCAATCACTGCATCAGTGAAGCGCGAGCCACGTTTGATGTCACGTTGGGATTACATTGCGTCATTCCATCAGGGTGGAGACTCATGGGTCAAGGCTCAACAGAACTTTAAAGATTACAACGACTATCACAAAGTACCAACAGTTAAAGCAGCTGCAGGCGATGAATTTCTTACAAGTGTGCCGGGTCTTTTGACTCAAGTTGAGTTAGGCCCTGTATTTCAGGATTTGAACTTTATGCGTCCAGTTGTAAATGCTTTGGGCGCACGTGCAATGCCATCGACACCATCAGCAACTTTCAACCGTCCAACGATCACAACGCACACAACTGCCGCGTCACAAACGGAAGGTGCAGCTGCATCGGCAACCACAATGGTTGTTGCAAACAACACTGTTACCAAAAAGACATTTGCTGCATACCAAAACATCAGTTACCAGACAATCGACTTCACAGACCCAGCCGCATTGCAGATCGTTATCAACGACATGCTTGGCGAATATATGATTGCAACCGACAACGAAGCAGCAGACAACTTGTTGACTGCAGCAACATCCGCTGGAGTTTGGGACTTGTCAGTAACCGACTTGTTGAAGTCAATTTATGACGCCGCAATCGTCACATTGAACGCAACAAACTACTTGCCAACGCACATGTTTGTTAGCCCAGACACTTGGGCTGCAGTACAGCAGCTTGTCGATACCGCTGGCCGACCAATCTTTGGTTACGTCAACGGCCCAGGACTTGCTGGACAAAACACACTTGGACAAGCAAGCGTTACCGATTGGGCAAATACTGGCCCACTTGGTCTCAAGATGGTTGTTGATAACAACTTTGCTGCAAAGACAATGGTCATCATGAAAGACATTGGCTTTGAAATCTATGAGGAACAGAAGGGCATTTTGTCAGTCGACAACCCATCTACCTTGACTCGCGGAATTTCCACACATGGATATTTCTGCACATTCAAAGCCAACGCCAACATGATCCAAAAGATCACACAGGCTTAGTCGGAAGGCGGCCTCACCGCCATGTCAAGTTACACAACAGCAAGCAAGCAACTTCTCTCTAACTACGCGTGCATCAGCACGTTAGAGCCAACAGAAATTGCTATAGGGGAAAACATTACGGTTAGTGGATTGGCTGCGCCGTTCAACGGCACATTCAAAGTGCTTGATCTGCCCCAATATGAATTTATTGGGGTGGATACAACCACAGGCGAATTTGAGTTTGACGCAAACGTCTCTCGACCAAACCAAATCATTTACGCCGCCACTGGCACAAATGTTAACTATGTAATTGATTACGCTGGCACTGTTGTTTACACGCAACTTTGTACGTGGATTACCGTTGCCGATTTGGTCACATATTTGGGCGTCACGATCACAAACCCATCAGACGATTACACGCTTGCCACACAAGCCACAAACGCCGCCAATGTGTTTTGTTACCGCAGGCGTCAAGAGTCTTTCTACCACGATGGATTAAGCACGTCACCGGGCACAGATGTCACGCTCGGCACGCTCATGTATGCCGCAGCTCTATGGCGTAGTCGAGGGTCAATAGAAACGGCTTTTGCCGCGTTTGACACAATGGGTACACCAACCCAGCAATCCTTGACACCAATCGTTAAGCAATTGTTGGGCATCCCCCGACCAGCGGTTGCCTAATGGCTTACACCGACCTGTTAAACGAGGCCATAGACGATCTAGCAGCCTCTCTAACGGCCGTTAGCGGCATCCGCTGTGTAACTGACCCAACACGCCTTGTGCCCAACTGTGTGTTTGTCCAAGCGCCTAGTTTTACAACTTACGCCGGCAACGGCAACATTGTAACAATGGATTTCCCTATCAAAGTTGTTGGCTCTGGGCCTGCAGGGTTGCCAGTGCTACGAGACATTTTAAGTATCACAGCCAAAGTGCTTGGCTCGCCTGTAATCGTTTTATCTGGTCAGCCAGGGTCTTTGGACATTGGCGGCGCATCGTACCCTTGCTATGACCTAACAGTGAAAGTGCAGGCACAAACCGCATGACATACCTGATCGCATCCAGCAAACTTGGCGTTGTGGGAGACTTATACACGCCTGCAGAGGGCATCAACGTGGAAGCACTACTCTTTGGCGGTTTCATTGTTGAGCAATCCACACCTAAGACTAAGAAAAGTGCTAAAACTAATACAGAACCTAACGAGGAGTAACCCAGATGGCCACCAGTACTTACCTATCAAACCCACTTGTCACAGTTAACGCAGTTGACATGACAGACCAGTGCAGCTCTGCCAACTTAACTCGCGTGATCGAGGCATTGGAAAGCACATCGTTTGGCAAAACCGCACGCGTTTATGTTGCTGGTCTAGAAAACAGCACATTGACTTTGACGATGTACAACAGTTTTGCAACATCGGAGACTTACGCAACATTGGCCGCACTAGTGGGCACATCTACAACCGTCAAGATTAAGCCAACAAGTGCAGCTACTAGCGCAACCAACCCAGAGTCCACGCTTACGGGTTGCTACCTAGAAACCTTGCCAATTGTCAATGCCGCATTAGGCGCACTGGACACAATTGACATTACGTTTACTGGTGGCGTTTTCAGCACTGCAGTAGCGTAACTAATTCAAGCCGGCAACGGCCCGACACAAGGCAGGCAATATGCGTATCAAACTCAAATTAACCCGTACCACCAATGCAGAGCCAGAGTACCTTTACACCACGTTGTTTAGCATTGCGTTATGGGAAGAAAAATTTAACAAGAAACCATTAGATGCACAAAACTCTGGGTTTCGCGATTGGTCATTTTGGGCGTACACATTGCTAAAAGTCAAAGGCGAAAAACTGCCCGATGACTTTATGGAATGGCTTAAAGAAAACCCAGAAATGGACGTACTACCCGAAGCAGATTTGACTAACCCAAACCCTACGGACGCGGCACTTATCGACGGCAACTAGCCGAAGTTTGTGCCGCAACAGGTTTTTGGCCTGAACAACAAATAGCGTTTGGCGCGCGCGACTTGCTTACAGTGATTACAGTTATTAACGAGCAAGGAAAGCGGTAACAATGTCGGCAACAGCAACCATTCAAATAGTAGGCGTCAAAGAAACTATTAACGCGCTCAAAAAGATTGACCCACAGCTGCAAAAAGACTTTAGAACGCAAGCCAACGAGATTGCCAAACCAGCAATTAACGCTGCAAAAGATGTGTACAGCCAAGTGCCGTTGTCTGGCATGGCGTACAAATGGTCAAGTAAAGGCCGTCAACTATTTCCGTTTACTGTGGCTAAAGCCAAGAACGGTGTCAAGTTACGTATAGACACCCGGCGCAACGCTGTAGGCGTCATCCTGATTGAGCAAAAAGACCCAGCAACCGCAATCTTTGAAACCGCTGGCCGTGCCAACGCAAACAAACTTGGCAACCAACTTGGTTTTGTCGGTGCAGGTCGCACTCGACTTATCGGGCCTGCCGTATATAAGGCGCGTAAAGGCATTGAAAAGGAAATGGAAAAGATGATTTTAGAAACAGCCAATGTGGTTAGGCGGTCAATGTAATGCTATCTATTCCAATTATTTCAGAGTTTGACGGCAAGGGCATTGACAAAGCAATTAAAGAATTTAAGCAACTTGAAACCGTTGGTCAAAAAGCGCAGTTTGCTATTAAGAAAGCAGCAATTCCAGCGGCAGCGGCTCTTGCAGGTTTAGGCGTTGCGCTTGTAGGTGCTGGCAAAGCGGCAATGGATGACGAAGCAGAGGCAGCACAGTTAGCGCTTACTTTGCAAAATGTCACTGGCGCGTCAAACGCACAAGTTAAAGCCACAGAAAACATGATTGCCAAAATGAGTCGAGCATCTGGTGTTGCTGACTCTGAACTACGCCCGGCATTGGCAAGCCTTGTACTTGGCACTAAAGACATTGCTACAGCCACAGACGCGTTAAGCCTTGCGCAAGATGTGGCTATTGGGTCAAATAAGTCATTAAGTGAAGTTAGCGACGCTTTGAGCAAGGCTTATGGTGGGAATATGAAGGGCTTACAAGCCTTGTCACCAGAGATTAAAGCAATGATTAAAGACGGTGCATCGCTTGATGAAGTTATAGCCGTTCTTGGTGGGACATTTGGTGGGGCAGCGGCAACCGCAGCAGAAACCGCTGCAGGCAAATTTAAGATACTTAAAAACTCGTTAGATGAAACCAAAGAGTCAATTGGCGCAGCGTTAATACCTGTAGTTGAAAAGGCTTTACCAGTTTTACAAAAGTTTGCAGATTGGGCACAAAATAACCCAGACAAATTTATCGCTATTGCAACAGCCATTGGTGCAGTTGCAGCCTCAATTGTTGCAGTTAACTTTGCTATGTCGACTAACCCAATTGCTTTAGCAGCTGCAGCCGTAGTGCTTATGGCGCTTGGCTTTAACAAACTGGCTGCCGCAATGGACAAAGTTAACAAGGTTGGCGGTATTGCTTTTAGAATTATTGGCGGTCTAATTAACCCAGTTGTTGGTATCACAGCAAACATTTTTAAGGGTTTCGGAGATTTAACAAACTTGTTTGGGTCAGACAGTAAACCGGGTTCTCCATCTAGCGTCATAGAAATTCCTAAAATGGCTAGTGGTGGAATTGTTAACAGCCCAACATTAGCCATGATTGGTGAAGCAGGCCCAGAGGCAGTCATACCTTTAAGCGGCAATGGCGGCGGTTTCGGTGGCGGCATGACAATCACCGTTAACGCCGGTCTTGTATCTACACCAGATCAAATTGGTCAACAGATCATTGAAGCCATACAAAAAGCACAACGTCGCAGCGGTCAGGTGTTTGCAGCCGCATGACCGTGCCAGTAATGCAAGTGCTAGTGGGTTTTCAATCCACAACAGGATTTGGTACGCCATTTCAATTAAATGACTCGTTTTATGGCGTTCTAGATACAACTGGTCGAGGCACATTAGGTGGCGTAACAATGGTTGACCTAACCAGCATTGTTGAGTCAGTCAACATCAACAGGGGTCGCAGCCGACAACTTGACCAATTTAATGCTGGGTCTGCAACCATTGCGTTTAACAACCAGACACAAGTATTAAACCCAACAAACACTTCTAGTCCGTATTACCCATACGTATTGCCACGTTGCCCTGTGCAAGTACTTGCCAACGGAATACCCATCTATACAGGTTTGGTTACAGATTGGAATTTGAATTACGACATCAGCAACAAAGACATGATGTACGCATCGTGTAGCGACCAATTTACTGTGCTTGCAAATCAAGCGTTAAACGCGTTTACACCATCAGCACAAGCAACTGGTGCACGCATAAACGCCATTCTTGATTTAACCGAAATCAACTATCAAGGCGCTCGATCTATAGACACTGGTTCGTCATCTTTGGGTGCTTATGCAGTAACTCAAGACACCGTTTGTCTTAATTATTTGCAACTTGTTAACAC